AGCAAAGATCATATAGTGCATCACGGCAATATCCTGTATAAGTTCCTGCACCGTATAGTTTATCTCCATATGCACGAAGAGTTGCCTCTGCATCGAAGTTATCAAATACATTGCCAGTCTTTTCACGGAACATACGAACAGTTTTTTGTGGTTTACCAGAGCTATCTGTCCAGCAATTATTTTTAGAAAGATATGGGTTAACCATAACTTTAAGATAATTACTAGAATTGTTGACGGTGTTTTCTAGGAAATAAGAGCGTGCAGGACCACCAAAACTATCATTTTCTTTACGATCACTATTTAGAGAACCTACAAACTGTTCAACACGAATTTGATCAAGTTTGTTAATTGTCTCTGTAAGACGTGTAGGACGAAGTTTGAATAGGGAAAGGATAAGGGAATCGTTATATTCAGATTTACCAAATTCTACACCAGCATTTTGATGAACAATTTCAGTGATAGATCCCGCTGTTCCATTGAATGTTTCAGAAATTTTGAAATTCCAACGATCTTCTGGCACAGTTACCCATTCGCCAGAAACACCTGGACATACTTCGTTATAATATCCAGAAACACCTGTTAGATCATCAAAATCAGTTGCAGGATTTACGTTGAGGTTATCATTAAGTGCAAGATAAAATCCGGTAAAGTCTTCTAGTTGAGCAGTTTTTAATTTATTGACAACTATAATACCTGCCCGAATATCATTATTAACAACGTCTAAATGAGCTTCTGCATTAGCATATGCTCCACATTTCCAGTTGAACTGTTCATTTTCAATAAGTTGATACTCACTTGCATTAAGTGTTTTAGAGATAGGTTCACCGAGAACATAGAAGTTTGCATCATTTAGTTGTGCATCACCACTTACAGGATAGAAATCGTAACGATCCTTCTCAGGAATAGTGAGACCTAATGCAGTAATAGTTGCACAGGATAGTCCTGCTTCTACTGGAACACCGCAGAATTCGATTAAGAAATCCTGTGTAGATGCATCAATAGCAGTAGTAGTTACTGCGAATGTTGCGCCTGCACTAATTGTGGACAATGTGGTAAGATTTGTTTTATAACTTCCTGCAACATCAGTGCTTGCATTGAAATATTTAAGAACTGGATTGCTTGCAATAGAATATGTTCCAAACACATCTCCCGCAGAAACTTGAATACCACTTACAGTGCTACCTGATAATAGTCCACTGGTTATAGAGTATGCTTGAGCATATGGGGATGATGAAATATTAACTATAAGACGTTTAGAATCATTTGAGAGATTTGTTGAGTCTTCGTCAACACTTGCATAGATAGAGGAAAGATTTAAAGAAGTTACAACGCTATATGTGGTTGTGGTTCCACTAACAGTTGGACGAAGTTGGAAAACTCGAAGTTGTTCTTGAGTACTATCCGCATCAACAACAAATTTAAATCCGGTTAATATGGAATTATACTCAAATGGGTGATCATGAATATAAAGGTATCCAGGGTCTTCATCGGAAGAATTTAAAGGACATTCCATATTTGATGATCCATAGCAAATGGAACTGGATACGAAATGGTCAGTATAGAGCCAAGGGAAATTTACTCGGCAGGTTTCTTCATCAACGCTTCTGTAGTAGTCGCATACATTCTTTTCTACTGCACTAAGTCCAATAACAGGGAATACTAAGGTATTAACCAAATCCGAATAGCCAAGTCCACCACCAGAACCATAAGGCATTCTAGTGAATGTCACACTCGCATTGGTGGTAGTCAATATCTGTTTTACCGCATTATGTGAATATTTTTCTGCTGGTGTGGAGGGTAAACCACATACCTCTTCGAATTCGTTGAGTGTGGAGAATCTCATCGGTTCGTCCGTTGGTCCTTGGGAAGTGAATCCTACAATAAATATATTTGTTCCAACTGCATTTGTAGTTGTTGGGGATATATCTCTTTCTTGGATCGAAACTCCAGGCGATTCTAAAATAGAATTAAGTTTTGTATTTGCCATATAGGTAATACTTATAATTTTCAAGTGAAAACTTAATTAATTATAGAAGGGACATTTTTATATAGTTAAACTCAAATGTGAAATTAGATTCTAACTCTGCACTATCTCTATAACTGGCATTTATACCGCCTAGTACTGTAGGAAAAGCATTTATATAATCCCACTTCGCTACTGCATTTTCATATTCGTCTAATGCTAAAACGGTAAACGTCGATGAATACTCTGTTAATCGTCCTGTTGAATCTCTTCCTAGTTGTTTGTAATCAAATTGTGAATTCTCATCATCATTCTGAATATCCAACCATTTATATAAAATATAATAGTTATCGAACCTATTATCTACTGTAAAATTTATATTTAATGGTGGTGCTGACGGTCTAGATAAACCAGAAAACTTCATAGTCTGTCCAGAATAAGGAACTTCTATTTTATTTATCTGTAATTCAGGAACAACAAACCCCCATATATTAAGCTGCAATCTTTCTAAATTTCCCCCATGACAAAATCTGGATTCCTTTCGAAGTAAAGGTTTTAGGATATTTGGTATATCCATGATGAGCCTAAATTTATCTTTCCTAGATACATTAGTAGTGGATTGGGTATCTGTGTAGTGGCCTGTAGATATAATCGCAGGAACAGGACATGATATATCTGGAGGAGTCGGTGTATTATTCGCCATTTGTATTATTTATAAGAAATCCCACCCGCCCCCTGTGACATTCTGTGCATATTTTTCTCTGATATCAATAGGCGTTTCTGTTCCGAAATTGAATACTGCATTATAAATTCTTCCTCCTCCAATATCACGTATAGGTTTGGATCGATCTAATCCGTTTTTAAAATAATTATCGACCAAATATTGATTAGGATCGCTTATTTTTATAGGTGCGCCTGAATCGTCATATTCTTCAATATCTAAATAACGCTCTGCAATATCTTTTTTAAGGATAACTAGTGCCCATACCATCGCCATAACACGGTCATCATGGTATCCCTTTTTAGCACCCCAAGTCTTATTTTCTTTACGAATAAATGACTCGAATTCTGTGACAGATTGAAGATCATATATAGATACCGATTGTTTATGCTCAACATAATATTTGAGATTCTGAATACCTGCATATTTAGAGTTTTGGTGGCAGAAAATACCAGGATTTTGATAAACACCGCGTTTATCATTTTGCATTGTATAATTTACGATATTATCATAATTATGAACATTTAGTAATGCATCAATTACAGTTGCACCTTCTTTATTTCGTTCAATACACAGGAAAGGTCTTCCCCAAGAACGAGCAATTTGATTCAATTTTTCTGCAAAAACCCACGGTGCAATTTTATTGGATGCATAAGTTGCACAATGTTGAATATCAAGGGGATCGGTAATATCTAGTACATGCATAACTGTGAAGTCTTGTCCTACACCTTCTGCAATATCGACACCGATAGTATATATTCTTCCGGGTCTTGGTTCTTGCCAAATATAATAATCGCCATTATCAAACGAAAATTCGGCAGGGCAGCACATACCCTTCAATTTTTCAATAACCTGTTGATTGATGGCAGCCGTTCCAGTTTCTAAGAATTGAATTTCAAACTCTTGATTCCAGGTATCTTTATCAAAGTTAATAGATGCGAGAGTTCGCTTTACCCAATCTGCATCTCTTCCAGGAACATCTGAATAATGAATTTTAACAGGATACCAACCGTTCGAACCTTTTACTGCACCATCCCAGAATTCATAAAATTTTCCTTGTGCGCCTTTGGGCGTACTAACTAAGACAATTTTTGCACTTTTTGAAGATGAGATTGTAGGCATTATGGATTTTACGAATGGCTCTATAATCTGTGATTGTAAGTGGGCAAATTCGTCCACAAATAAAAGGTTTACGGATTTACCACGAATACCAGATTCGGATGTGGTTGATATGAATATCTTGGAACCGTTGTCAAACTTAATATTTTCGTTAGTAAATGTAGGAACACATGCTTTAAGCCAATTAGGAAGTTCTTCATAACCCAACTTAATACGTTCAAGAATTTCCTTTGCCTGTTCTTCTTTATTTGCTAAAATAGCAATCGTATAGTCGCTAGTAAACAATGCATACCACAGACATATAATAGTCATGAGTGTACTTTTTCCGACCTGTCTTGATGCACATATAATAGTCATCTTATTATCTAATACAGATGTTATTGCATTTCTTTGAGCGGGATATAATTTAATAGTCTGACGACCCTCATCCAAATTGATAATATAAAAATATTTTTCTGCAAAATATAGAATATCTTCGGAACAACGTTTAAGTTCCATTAATTGTTCTGGGGTATAATCTATTGTAATTGATATGGGAAGTGCTTCATTATTATTGAGAAATTTGTCACTGTTCTTCTTTGACATATAAAACTACTTATAAAATAGCAAAAATGTTAAAAGTTAAATAAATAAAAGATATGGAACAAAATAATGATCTAACCTCAATTTATGAAAACATGTACCGTCCACAAGGTAATGTAGTTACAGAATCTTCAAATGTTATCGAAGAGGCTGCACCCAAATTTAAGAAAAAGTTTAAAGGAAAAAAAAGCCGCAAAGGTGGAGATAAAAAGATGATTGGAGCGATTGAACAAGTTAATAGTTCATACAGCTTTGATAATGTTTTTGGTAAACTTCTTCGTGAAATGGAAGAAATGGGTGGAGAATTTGGTGAAGAAGACGATAATGTTTTCGATGCAGATGGTGGTGAATTTGAAGACGAAATCGGCGGAACAGGTGAATCTATTACTCTTGATGAGCTTCGTAATATGACCCTCGGGGAGATCGTGGATCTTCTTGCTGGTGGAACAGAAGATGAAGGTGATGAGTTTGGTGATGAAGGTGATGAGTTTGGATTCGAAAGCGACTTGGATGAAGGTGACGAGATTCCTACAGAAGCCTATGCTTTTGATGGCGGTGAAGGAAATCCAAAAGGTATCCAAGGAAATTACGACGGAAAAGCACGTAAACAGGCAAAAACCACTCATGTCAAAGATAATGGTGATATGAAATTTGACCAAGATACTGGATATGATCCAGACGATGTGGAAGGTTCCGAAGGTTCTGAACACGGAGCACAAGGAAATTATGATGGAAAAGCTCGCGCACTTCCAAAAACTACACACGTAAAGGGAAATGGTGATGCCGACTTCGGCAAGGCCAAGACTGGAATCAAAACCTCTACAGGGAAGAAAGAGAAGAACTACTTCTAATAAAAAGATAAATTAAACAAAAAACCCACATATAATATTATATGTGGGTTTTTTTATTTTGTATATAAATATCATTATGCCTTATTATATTCCTGACTTGACTTCTAGAACAACATGTATAGGAAATACACTATCAACTTTTAATATAAGTTTTTCATCTCTAGATACCAATTTATATAATCTATCTTCGTATACTGTTAATAGTGTAAACTATCTGAGTTCTACAATGGTTTCCACTAGTGCAACATTGAACACTAGGATCAATTATCTGAGTTCTACAATGGTTTCCACTAGTGCAACATTGAACACTAGGATTGATTATTTAAGTTCTACGATGATTTCTACTAGTGGCGCATTGTTAAATCATATAAATTTTGTGAGTTCATCAGTAGATTACGTATCGGCAAATGTGGTCAATGATTTTATATTACAGGGTGTTCTTACTATAAACTCTGCCGCAGAGATTAATTGGAATTTTGATGAAGTTGGTAGTAATGCCATAATACATTTAGAGGGTAAAGCCAAATTAAACAATCCAACAGAAATTTTTGCAGGACAGAGCGGGAACCTTATCATAAAAGTGGCCAGTGCGGGTTCTGAATTATCTGCATTTGGGTCTTTGTGGACTTTCGTGGACAACAATTCCGCATTTTATACCACACTTTCTGCAAAGAATGTTATCTCATTCTACTATGATGGAGAACAGTTCCTCTCTAATATGAATTTCTTTAACATTTAATATGTCATTAATCGTTCCTATTGCTCTTAGATTTACTACTGCTAGATTCCCTGAATTGAATATCAGTGGGGCAGTGTATAGCGTAATAACAGATTCGGCAGATAATAATTTTATATTTGGTGATTTCCTTTCTGTGCAAGGTAACACTCGTTATAATATGGCAAAGCTGTCTAATGGCAATGTTCTTGATGGCGGTTTTGGTATCACAAATGTATATGGCGTAACATATTCATGTTCGTCTGGATTTGATATTGCTACTAATCAGGAGATATTTTTTATACCATCTAATGGATTGGATAAAATTAAAAAATCTGATTCGTCTGTCGTGCAAGTCGGAACACAATATATAAATGGATTAGTTTATAAAATCATTACTGATACTGATAATTCTGGTGTTTTCTTGTTAGGCTCCTTCACAAAAATAGGAACAACTCCCAGAAATAAAATAGCAAAAATAAATGCTTCGGATTTATTGGTTTCGACATGGAATTGCAATCCGCCCACTGGATACGGAGTATTTTCTATGGGTCTGTGTAAAACTACTAGCCATCTTTATGTGGTTGGTAATTTTACATCGATAAGAAGTGTTGCCAGGAAGTTTATCGCCAGAGTTAGGAAAGATACTGGTGCAGTTGATCTTACTTTTAATGCAAATACTTCAGTTTCAGGTATGGACTCCGTTTCGGATTTATACATTCTCCCAGATGATTCCATCATCGTAGTCGGAACTGCAACGAACAAAAAACATTTAAAGCTTCTAAGAATAAGTTATACAGGAGCCACAATATGGTCCCATACTATAGCAACAACTTCTTCGAATTTCGAAGGTCTGAAAATTAGAGGAAAGGGAGAAAATATATTCATATACTATTATGTGTCGCCAATAGTATCTTCGACGAAATACGGAACCTTGTATAATTATACATCTGGCGGGACACTTAATACAGCGTTTAATTCTCCATCGGGATATATAAGTATAGAATACACAAGCCCAACTGTATACCCTATTATCCAAGATATGACTATAAATTCAACTGGGCATATAACTTTGGGAGGAAAATTTGATAAAGTCAATAATATAGCTAAAACGAATTACACAGTTCTAGAACCTACGGGAACAGTACTGTATTAGTATTAAAAATTATACTTAGTGACTTCTATACAAATAGAATATACTTCCTGAATTAATTTATCAAAATCTAATTCAGCAACATCACATCCACCCTTATGTCGTGTAGTATATAGCGGTGTCACGTTTCCATGCTCTTCATGAGCAAGGATTATATGTTTTTTATTTATCTTATAATCCTTTAGAAACTTATTGAATAATATGGACTCATAATACTGTTTCTGTTCAGTGTATAAAGATATAAACACTACGGTATCCTCGTCCTGGATATATAAAAATCCATTTATTATCTTATCAGGGTTTTTCATTTAATAATTTATTATAATCTATATATTTTTTTGCACACCTAGGGCATATATCAAACTTTTTATTAGTTAGATCGTAATGAATATAGAAACAACCCTTACATTTTCGACACCCTTTGGGTCTCATTTTTAAAGGTATTTGAAAGCTGTCTAATGCTTTCTCGTCTTCGGGCATAATTTCATATATGTCTCCGCTAAAAATAGAAAAATATAATAATTTCGTATTCATTTAAACTTAAATTCTAATATATTATCAAATAATTTTGATGGAATATTATTATAATTGGTAATAATTCCGTCTATTGCTGAT